CCCCCAACGGCACTTAGGTTTCCACTAAAAGTACCGCCAGCCGCTTGTAGATTACCACTGAAAGTTCCACCTACTCCATTTAGAGTTCCACCAAACTGGCTATTTCCACTAATAAGGATATTCTTAGCTACTATTGCACCTCCATTGGTAACATAGAACTTCCCCCCTATATTACCTACAGTTCCATCTCCATACCACAGAGGGAAAGTGGGGTCCCCTATCACTACTCTATTATTGCCTGAGGCTTTAGTTCTTAATATTGTCCCTGTTAGGATTGTCCCTGTTAAGCTTCCTACGTCTATCTTATCCGCTGTGACTGCTGATGCGTCTAACTTAGCTGTAGTGATAGATCCTGAGGCTATCTTAATAGCACTAATACTTCCAGCTAATATCTTATCGGCTGTAATAGCATCGGATTGTATATTTATAGATGCGATACTGTCAGCGGCTAATTTACCTGCGACTATAGCCCCAGTTTTAATAGCGTCAGCTTCTATAGCTTGAGAGGCTATCTTAGTGGCTATAATAGCCCCTGCTTGAATGTTATCAGCAATAACACTGTTTACACCAAGTTTACCAGCTGTGATATTCCCCGCCAGTATCTTAACCGCTGTTACTGAATTGGCACTTAGCTCTGAGGCTGTGATTGCATTAGCGGCTATCTGGTTAGATGTAAGACTATTAGATACAATTCTATCAGCACTAATACTGTTTGCTATAAGTCTATCACCCTGTAGGGTATTTGCTATAACTCTGTCACCATTAATAGTATTTGCCGTAATGACATTACCACTAATATTACCCGCTGATAATTGTGTAGTAGTGATACTATTAGAGACAATCCTGTCTGCACCAATACTATCTGCCAGTATTTCAGTACCAGTGATAGTGTTAGCTTTGATATTACCCGCTTCAATAGTATTAGCTTGAATCTCATTACTAGTGATACTGCCTGACACAATCTTATCAGCATTAACACTATTAGCGGATAACTCGTCAACACCTATAGCTCCTGCGGCTATATTCCCTGCTACAATAGTGTTAGCGGCTATCCTATCTGATCCTATACTACCTGCTACAATCCTATCAGCATCTAAAGAGTTTGCAGTTATCTTATCCCCTGTGATACTATTACCAAGAATATTAGCTCCAGTGATAGTTGTAGCCGCTATCTTTTCACCAGTGATGACCCCTGCTAAGATATGTCTAGCTATAACAGCATCGGAGGCTAGGAGGGTTGATGTGATAGTGTTAGCTGTAAGTCTATTAGCGTCTACACTGCCCGCTAGGATATTTGTACCTACTATGGTATTACCTGCAATGAGAGTGCCTGTTATAGTCCCCCCCGCTATCTTATTACCAGTAATAGTGCCACCTAGTATCTTAGTAGCTGTTATAGAGTTAGATTGTATTTTATCAGCGTCTACCGCCCCTATAGCTATCTTAGAATTGCCTATAGCCCCATCTAGTATGTTGCCCTCGTTAATGGCATTAATGCCTATCTTAGCGTTAGTTACGGCTAAGTTCCCCAGCTTCAGCTCAGTAATAGCTCCATCAATAATCTTACTATTATCTACTGCGCCAGAGCCTATCTTATCACTAGTGACTGAACCATCAGCTAATTTAATTGCGCTTATAGCCCCATCTACAATCTTACCTACAGAGATAGCATCGTCAGCTAGGATATCCCCTAGTACACTACCTACACCCATTTGTTCACTAGTGATAGTCCCGTCTGCTATACTTGTCGCTAGGATTGCTTTAAGACCTACCTTAGCACTAGTGATAGCTCCATCAGCTAGGTCGGCTGTGTTTAGTGGGAATTTATCTTGTAAGCCTTGTAAGTCTATATCTAATTCTGAAAGAGTGCCTGTCACTGAGGGTAGAGTTACATTATTTAGAGTATCTATCTTACCACTCAACAATTGCAGATCCTGATTAATCCCTGTAAGGTCTACACCATCAACCCCTGTTAGAGCTATGTTTAATGCGGCTATGTCCGTAGCTATATTTTTTAGGGTGACATCATTTAGTGTATCTAAGTTAGTATTTAGAGAGGTGAGGTCAGTCTTTAACCCTGTCAATTCAACCGAATTTAGAATGTCTAAGTCAGCATTAACTTTAGCAATATCTCTTTCTAACTTAGGGATAAAACTTTCCGCTATAGTAAAGACTTCCTTGTTAATGATATCTAAAGCCTTGTCTAACTCCTTGCTGTTTTTAGCACCCTCAAAGATGCCATCTACAATCGCCACTATATTACCACGTTCATCAATCTCTAAAGCGGCATTAATCTCTTTTATTGTGTCATTAACTATCTTTAACACTTCACTACTTTTTAAAGACTCTAGCAGTTGAGCCTCTAGGTACTGTTCAAACCTAGACTCCACTACAGGGATAATTAAATCTTTAAGATCATTTAATACGACACCCCCACCAGAACCTCCCCCTGTAACAGTATCAGATATAAAGTTTCTTAGTGAGGACACTTTAAATTTGTAGTCTATATTGTTAGAGGTTTTTCTGACTAGGATCAGGTTCTCTGAGTCGAAATCAAGGGGGTCTAACTCTGGTAGTTCGGATAATTGAATCCTATCATTCGTTGGCATTTATTTCTCCTAAGCTGTTCTACGCCATATGTTAACCGCCCTGTAAGGAGGGAGGTTAGATTGACTACTTATACCCCCTGATAGTCCATGAGTGTGCGCTTCATTACCCCCAGCACTTCCAGTCTCATCATCAATATAAAAGAAGGTGTCATTCTGTCTATTTGTTCCCTCAGTACCCCAACCACCATTATAGTTGTTAGGGGATAACTCTCTGAAAGGGGTCTGACTAGTAGGTATTCTAGAGCCTGTCTCAATCATGTATCTATCTCTATGAGTGTGATCATGACTAGGCATTTCACTAGGGCTTATTGCGTGACCATTCACAGAGAGGGTATTTGAGTGAACGTGGTTCTTAGAACCCCCTTCCTCGCCAACACCGTCAAAAGATGTATCACTATCACTCCTACCTACTAAGAATCTCCCTTGAACCCTTACCCATGTACCAACACCTAATATAGTTGCGGGACTTGCTGTAGCCTCTGTCATGTAGTAGCTCCCTACCCCATATATCTGATTAATTAAGCCTGTCCCTGCATCTAGTGTTAGGGCTGATATTTGAGCCTGTAAATCCTCAAAGGCTTCAGCATAGGCATTGAGTTGGTAGTTAAGTAAATTCCTTGATAGAGGCTCCTTACGCTTTAAACCACTATTTCTCATACTAGATGTAGGAGCTATCTTATTAGCTAGTCCGTTTACAGGGTCAGTCTCATCTACACTAGCCCATCTTACACTTTCTTGATTTATTGCCATGATTATCTCTCCTTTATACTAATTAATTCTTTTTCTAATAATGTAATACGTTGTAAGGCATCTTGTAGGGAAGCTGTGAGGAGTGGTATAGCCTTACTAGCGTCCATAGCCTGAGGGATTATTTCTCCTTTGTCATCTACCTTGTTATATTCACCCGATACCCCCTGAGGGCATTCCTCAGCAAACTGATGGGCTAGAAAACCATCTGTACGAGTTCCGTCTTTTTTCCAAGCATGGTTAATAGGCTTAAGATTTAGGACTCTTTCACTAGGGTTAAGTATTGGCCTGATATCCTCTTTTAATCTGTAATCAGAGGTGGTGTTGTAGGTGGTAGTTGTACCTGTTAAGGCTATGGAACCTACTAGTGTGGCAGACTTCCTAAACTCGGCTACTCGTCCGTCATCCCCTGTCTTATTAAATGTGGCTAAACCATTAAGAGCAGTAGTGCCTATAACAACATCATCCCCTGTCTTATGTATCTTAACCCATGAGGAAAACACCCCTACAGTACTGACTCTAAACCATACAGTTCGGTCTTGAGGTCTTATAGCCATCTGGCTTGAGTCTTGAGAGTTATAACGGCTTACCACCATTATGAAATCCTCAAAAGGGGGTTTAGTTCCTGTGTTAAGGTCTGTAACCCTATAGGTTCCACTAGCAATATTTGTCTGATCAACACTGCCAATTAATAATGTAGTGTCAGTCGCTCCTATGCCAAAGTCACCTACTTTTAAAACTCTACCTGCTGTGGTGTCTGTCTTACTTGTTGTAACATCTAGAGAGGATGCTGTACCTAGTCCGAGAGTGTTCGTGACCTCTTGATTTGTAGTGGCTAGGAGTATCTGCTTACCCTTAGTGGTGATAGTGGCTGTGGTGTAAGTGTTGTCACCAGTTTTCTCAACTAACCCTGTTCCACCTATCGCCTCTATACCTGAGGTTTGTTCCACGATATTCTGAGCCTTTTGAATAGCTCCTACTAAGCCCTCTATAGTATTAAATATTAAGAGCTTGGCTGTCTGTGTAGCCTCTGTCCAATTCTCTCTAAGAGTGACAGTGCTTTGTCCTGAAGCATTAGCTGTAGTTCCTGAGATAGCCTCTACAGGGTTATTACCCCCTAAGTGTAGAATACTACCTTGGAATACTTTTGAACAGTCTACCGCACCAGATACGGTTATAGTGGGACTCCCATTAGTGGCTGTTGCATTACTTGCTGTTATTGGTTTTACTGGGTTGAACGCCATTACTATTTATCCTTATATTATCTAAACATTTCACAAGGGATTCTATTTTCATCACTAGTGACCCCTTGCTCTGGTAGGATAGCGTCCTCATTATCAGAACTTCCTATAGCTGTAAGGTATGTCACCGCTATGTTTCTACTCTCGTTGTTGGCTATATTATTCCCAACATTGTCTATTAACACCCCTAAGCCAGCCTCTAACTCACAAGGAATAAAAGCGTCCTCTAGCGGGTCATGGTAGACGCTCACACTGTCTGAGGTAATAGGGGATACTGAGGTTAGAGTTCTAGCCAAGCTCTTAGACGCTGTTCCTGTCGTATAGTAGGCACTTGTTAATGGGTAGTGTTCAAATACCCTATGCTTAGAGCCTTTAGATAGTAATACTAATATCTCTAATGCTTCATTAATTGAACCCTCTGAGCTATTAATAACTATCCTACTGAATATAGCCTCTCTGTATGAGCTATCTGACCTACCCCCTCTGGACTCCCCTACTAGTTTTCCTATAACGTCTAATGGGTAGCCTGTGGCTAGTTCTAAATTATTATTTACTGAGTACTCTATAAGACTATCTTGAGCGTCTTGTAGGGGTGTTAGAGCGCTTAGTAATAAACCTTTTATAATAGGTTTATCTCTAAACTGGCTTAGGAGCTTTTCCTCAGCACTCTCTAAGTAATTGGGGTAACTTAATATACTCATTAACCCTCCTCAATCTGAACTACTTGTATTCTTAAATCATTAAAATCAGCTTTATCTCTCTTACTAATTGGGATAGTGCTAGTGGTGTACTGAACGAGATCAGGTAATGCAGAAGTAGGGGTTAGGGATGTACCCACCTCAATACTTAATGATCCTATTCCTGATACTGTATTGTATACTACCCCATACATTCTCTGAGGGATGATATCCACATCTAGTCCTAAGTTATCCCCATACTCTACAAGAGCATCTTTAATAGCCTGCATTGCATTATCAGGGAAGGCTTCCTCATTATACCTATTGTAAGTAACTTTAACATTAACATACTGTGGATTAGGTCTTGACCAACTTACGCCTGAAAGATTACCTACATAATCCTCTACTACATAATCCTGTGAACCATATGTCCCCACACCTACTGGCTTAGAGTCAAAGATATTCTCAGCTATGACTTGGGAGTTTCCACCCTCTACGATACATTCAAAAGTGTGAGGGGGTCTACCATCTGAATCAGTCACTTGTTGTGTATTCTCAAATATCCTCACTAGGGAGACACCACTAATATTTGATAGTCTACTAAATATAGCTCTAGCCGTACTATTCTTAGCTGTCTGAGGATTACGTTGATGTCTAATACGTAGCTCAGAGTCAGTCTCTTTGAGCCTACCAACTGTAAAAGTATCATAATTAGTTATTGATACAACATTAGCAATAGTTGATATGGATGCGGTGACTGTATTGATAGGTGGGTTTGTTTGTCCAGTGTTGAGAGCTATTACACTAACCCTCCCCTCAACCTCAGTAAATTCCATATTCTCATTACGGGTGATGTTTAAGTCATTAAACTTATTCACTACTGATATCTCTACTACGTCCCCCACTCTCTTGACAGTGTACTTATTAGAGCCTACTTGGTTAATCAGGAACTCTAAGTCTATCGCCACTTGTAAGGGTGTTGGAGTGCTTGAGTAAGTTTGAGTGAACTCTACACTGTCAATATATATAGTGGCATTACCTACACCTATGTCGGACTTAAATTTAATATTAGTGCAAGTGGATGAGTTGATTTGAGAGTTAGTCACTACTCTATATACATTTGACTGTGTGTCCCTCACTAGGGTAGTACTTGGAATACTTGTCCCATCCACAGATACCTTAAAGAATACACTACCTGTAGAAAAACTCTCCCCTAGCCTACTTAATGAACTAAGAGCTACTAAGGAGTCTAAGTAAACCCCTTGTGCCTTATCTATGTCAAAGTTATCAGCCATAGCTTGATTTAAAGACTCTTGTGTAGACACCTCTGATGCAAATATATTGAGAAGGATACCTAGTGTTGTGTCTGGGGTAGTGTCTAGAGATATCCCTAGCCTATTAACTAGCTCTTCTTGTAGCTCAGGAAGGATATCACTGAACCTTTTAGCTCGTAAGCCTTTACTTGTGAACGGCATATTATTCCTCCTATGCTATTATTAAATCTTGTTTTAGGGTGATTATCTCACCGCTTTCAACTGTAGCTTTAAACCTCAAGGAATAAACCCCTTTATTAATGCTTGACTCAAACTCTGTAATATTAAGAATATTGTCATAGGCTAATATTGCTTGAGAGAATATACTATCGACTAAAGCTTTAGGCGTCCCTTTCTTAAGGATAACTTGTAAGTATGGAACCCCTCTTTGAGTATTTAAAAACCACTCCCCTCTATAAGTGTTAAGGGTGATAGTGAGTTGTTGTTTTAGTAATTCTTGTTGTGTGCCAATGAGAACTAACTTACCCTGTACAATATCTAAGTCCCCCTCAGCATTTAATCTTAAATCACTCATGGTGTGGGTTCTCCTGATAGTGATGTACCTGTTTGTATTAGGCCATGTTTATGGGTATTAAGTGATGGGATAGTTGGTGTGGATAAATCCCCCTCTGTAGATATGTCTCCTGACACGCTCAGGGAGCCTCTGATGGACACTTCAGGGCAATCTAATACTAGGGTGGGGCTTTTAACTTTAACCTCGCCTGTCGCGTCTACAGACACCTTAGATTGGCTGTTCACCTCTACGTTACCATCACTATCAATCCTAACTACGGAACCTTTGTACTTTATCTCTACACTATCCTTAGATGGCTTAAGACTATCATTGAAGGGGTTAAGACAAGGGATAGCTATAGCATCATTAATACTAAACTTTCTCTGTGTAGCAGGACGCCCTAAACGCTTATCTTTTAAGAAATTGCTTATGTCCTCTCTACCAAATATTAGTAGCACTGTGTCACCAACTCTTAAGGGGAATGATACAATACCACCTCCGCCACTTGGGAACACTACAGGGACATTGTATATGATAGGTTTCTGGCGTTCCTCACCGTCATTATAGAGCCTATTGACACTTGGCCTTACGTCTACACTAGTTATACTATTAGTGCCGTTAATCGCCACGATCTCCCCCACTGAATTTGTATATAAAGTATCCTTAAGCTTATTTATATGAGATTGTATTACTGTGAATAAACTCATTTGACAATCTCCGTAGTTAACTCTGTATTCCAATTACTCCCTCTAAAATCCATTACATGCTTAATAGAACTCACTAGGTAGTCTCCTTTAAATTCGCCCTCAGTCACTCTTACTCTATTACCCATCTTGATATTACCGTTTAAGAATAATGTCATAGTGTGTCCTAGCTTTTCCTCATCTGTAGAGCTATTGTCTGAGACAACTGATGAGTGGATATCTTGTATCTGACTTTCACTTAATACGAATACATTAGTAAAGTTAGGGAGGTTGACAGGGTGTATGAATAATATGTTATTTTGCAGATAGTGGGTGTAGTTGAAGTGTTCACATAAGTCATCCATAGCATCTCTAAGATACCCTTCATATGACCAACCATCTTGCACTAGAGTATCTTTAGGAGCTACCTTTAGTGGGAGTGTGTTATCTAGTAGTATATTACTCTTAGAGATAGTAACACCGTTATCAGCCCATATCTTAATCAAGTGATTAAACACATCCTCATAGTTCAATTCTAGTAGAGGGGGTCTAGCCACTAGTGATGTAGATATCTTAACACCAGTGGAGGGCGTATACCCATCTGATGCTGTGATCATAGTAACTAGGTCAGCACCATTTCTTTTAGTAGATACATTCTTAATTTGCCCTGAGAATATGATGGGTAAGTCCTCTACGTCATACTCATAACCCGCCCTTAACACTATTAGACTATTCTTTCTAGTTATAAATTGTAATGTGTCAGGGTCTAGGTTAACCACCTCTATCATTATTTGACCACTCTGACCTTTCTCCTCTTTAGATACTTCTATCGAGGTTTTAATCTGTAGAGTGTTAATCTCTCTAGCTTGAGCAGGAATATTAAGTAGTGTTAATGCCTCATCATTATTTCTAAGTAAGCTCCAAGGCACTTGTACAGGGTTTAATAATGCGGGGATAGGGGCTTCTCTAACCGATGGTGCTGTACCAATAGTGAGGGAATAAACCCTTTTAAAATTGTATCGCATCTCCCACTCCTAACCTGTTAGCATCAACCTTGCTTACCCATAGCAACTCAAAAGTCTTACCTACTCCAAAGTTACCCCTACCTAACACCTGAGAGTTATTCTTAACTCTTATACACCATAAGTCCCCATTTTCAAACTCATCTAAAGAAAATCTCTTAGTTAAGTTTTGGTTTTCCATAACCTTTATGCCTAGTTTAATAGGGGCGTTTAAGGAGTCATATAAGCTAATATACCACGCTTGGTTAACTACATTAAATGTGAACAGCATAGTGATTAAGTTACTGTCTAAAGAGACAAACTGTTCAGCATATGAACTATTAGGGACTGGTATGTTAATCGCCATCTGGGGGTGTCTCCTCTTCTGCTTCAGGGATTAAGTTGGCAAATCTACCTGCGGCTACTGCACCTCTCAATGCTAAGGTAAAGCTTTCACTGTCTGTAGTACTAGCTACCTTCTTAGTAGATGCCCCCTCATGTTGATTAGCTATTAAGTCACTAGCAAATTGCTCAGAGGATATTAAAGACTCTTTGGATAACAATATCTGAGAGACATTAAGACTAACATTGTAGCTAGTCCCCATCCCACTTGTCTTTTTAAAGTCTAAATTAGATATTAAGCAATTAGGAATAGGGGCTTGAGCATTGTCAAAGTGTAGGGTAAATGGTGTACCAACCTCAATTATATAATTAAGTAGCCTAAAGTTATCCTCTGCACTCCTCTGAAACCCCCCCTCAATTAAAGATGAGTTAGGGATATCAGATATAAGCCCATTAATAGTAAACTCTAACGGTTGATTTACAGCGTTATCTGATACCACTTTAGAGGATAGAGTGGGTTGCTTACTAACGTCCACCCTCCTCTGTATATTAATGTCTGATACAACTGTAAGCTCTAGAAATAAGCTCATATCCCCATTAGGAGGGAGAGGCATATCTAAATAAACTTGTGAATTTCTTTTACTCATTACTGCCTCCCTTCTACACTTGATAAACCTATTGCTGTTCTTAACTCTTTTTGTAACCTAGAGTCAATACCATCTATTGCTACGGTGACATTGACAGGTGTTTGTTGTGATTGAGTATTTCCTCCACTCCCTGTAAAATAATCATAAGCTTGCATACCTAGCGCCGCAACATTACTAGTTCCATGTGTAGGTATTAAGTTTTTAAAAGAGATTAAATCAGAGGCTTTTACATCCCTATAATCAAACTGTTCACCATTTATATTCTCTGACATAGAAGTTCTAGAGGAATCAAACTTAGCCATCACCTCATCAATATAAGCAAAGGCGGCTACTATTGGAGCTACTATGGTAAGCATTGTTCTTAGTATCCCTGCTAGAAGACCACTAGTAGTCCCTAACGCGCCATTCAAACTCATTACAGCGACTCTCACTGCTACTATTCCCCCGACTATCTGACCAGTCTTATGTTGAAATAACTCAACTAGGGCGTCCGTTATCCCACCTAATACATAGAATAATGAATCTAGTATGGGTATTAGGAACTGTGCGGCACTCCCTATTGTCTTAAAGACTCCTTGAAATACTTTACCCATTCCCTTCATACCTGAGCTAGACTTATCAAGTTGATCAGCCATCTCATTAAACATCTCACCACCACCTACATCAAACCCTGCTGTAAAGATAGTGTCTGCACCTGATTCAACTTGCTTAAAGAACCTACCCTGAGCAACACGCATAGATTTCATTCTCATCTCTAGTGCGCCACCTGAGTTAGCTGTCCTTCTTAACTCTTTAGCTACCTTTGGAAGTACATCGGCTGATAAGAGTTTTCCTGCTTCCATCTGTTTAAATAATTCTTCCGTTGATAAATTCATTGCCTTGGCAAATACAGGGATTGAAGCTGGAAGACTTTCTGCTACGTTATGTTCAATAGGGGGCGTTAACCCCTACCCGTTAATACATTCTTAACTGCTTATACTTTCATATAAGACCAGACTATATCTTCACCCTAGTTATAGGGGTCTACCATTTCGAACCACTTGGCTCTACTCCCTTGCGGGATAGTCGTTGATCATAATTCCCAATTGTAATTTTTACTTATATGTTTAAATGTCTTTCTCATTCTTATGTGCCTAACTATACCCCTTGTAACTCCATCACTTTTAAGCTTAGAAGCTATAACAGTATTAGACATACCCTCAACCATTAGTCTACAAATATTCTCAACCACCCCCTTACTCATGTTCTTTTTGGGGGATTTGATAGAGTATTGGTTTGAGACCTCTACCCAACAACTTTTAGATTTTATATCTTGCATCAGACTGATACATACGGAGTGTTTATCACTAATGGCAGTATCTCTAAGTCCTATTTCTAAGTCTCTACAGATGCTGTGGATTAACTCCTCTGAGTATCTGGATGCAGGACTTTTATCACCTCTAAATCCAGTAAGTCCATTATCTATAGCGTGTCGAGTATTTTCTAAAGCTGTACACCACTCTAGGTTTTGTATTGAGTTATCTATTTTATTACAGTTAATGTGGTTAACTTGTGGTAAGTTCATAGGGTTGGGTATAAAAGCCTTGGCTACTGCTCTATGAACAGACAATCCCCTCAACTTCTCACCATCCCAAACCTTAACTCTATAATAACCTCTAGCCAAGTGAGTTTTGAGTGGGTTTTGAGTCCTAGAACTTTTAATTTCACCTAACTTATTAACCATAGCAAATTCATAGTCGGGCACTATTTTAAACATATTTTATTAACCTCTTATTAAGAGATTGGGAATCTTCGATGCGGATTGTCCAATCTTGATAGATTTTTACTATACCTACAATAGTTAATTGTAGCCCTAAACTATGTTACCATGTCTAGTTAGTACTGTCAAGCTCTAAGGAGTTTCCCGCAGTTAGATAGATTTGCTTATTATATATTACTATATAAATTCAACATAATGGCCTAAGCCATTGATTTTATTGAAGTCTTAATTCCTCCGATGAGATTTTACCTTTGTTCATCCGTTGTATTCAAGAGTGTTCGCTATTCCACTCCCCGACACCTACTCTCAATAGGTATCCGCTATATGTCTCCATATAGACTAGACTATCTCTTCACCCTCAACATTACTTGGTAGGGGCTTGGCGTTTCCACTCGCTTGAGTGTACATCCCGTAGGATTAGTCGTTGC